GTAGAGGGCCTTAACGTATATTCATGACCTCGCACCTATCACCGGACCAAATAGCCACTCTACGGAGCGATTTTTTGGAGTTCGCCAAGTACATGTTCAAGGCTCGCCGTGGGTCTGACATGAAAGAGGCTCAATTCCACGTTGATCTGTGCAACGCCCTAGAGCGGTGCGTTACCGGGCAGTCAAAACGTCTCATCATCAATATCCCGCCGCGATCTGGTAAAACAGAACTCGCGGTAAAGACGTTTATGGCGTGGTGTATGGGTAATTGGCCGGATAGCGAGTTTATTCATTCGAGCTACTCCAAGACATTGGCAACGTCCAACACCGCAGAAACCCGCGCCATGATGCAGCATGAGGCGTGGTCGGCTGTGTTTGGTGAGCCTAGCCTGAGAACGGACAGCAACGCTAAAGACAACTTCAAGACGGTACAGGGCGGCACGGTTTATGCATCCGGCGCTGAAGGCTCTATCACTGGTTTTGGTGCAGGCAAGATGCGCGACAGCTTTGGTGGCGCAATTATTATTGATGACCCACACAAGCCCGGTGAGGCTAATTCAGACACCATGCGGCGCAATGTGCTTGACTGGTTTTCTGCCACCATGGAAAGCCGATTGAATAACCAGAACGCCCCAATCATCGTCATCATGCAGCGCCTGCATGAGGAAGACCTAAGCGGCTGGCTGCTCGATGGTGGGAATGGCGAGGAATGGGATCACCTGTGCATCGAGGCGATCAAGCCCGACGGGCAGTCGTTTTGGCCGGATAACTCAAACTTCACGCTAGAAACCCTGCGCCGTAAAGAGAAAGCCAATAGCTACGTTTTCGCGGGACAATACATGCAGCGGCCCTCACCTATCGGCGGCGGCATCCTAAAAGACGCATGGTGGAAGTATTGGAGCGCGACACCCGTTAGTGGCGCGGCGCAATTACCCAAGTTGATGAGCCGCACGATCTACGCAGATACCGCGCAAAAGACCAAAGAGGAAAACGACTATTCAGTGTTCCAATGCTGGGGGACGGATAAGGACGGGCGAAAGTACCTACTGGATCAGATCAGGGGTAAATGGGAAGCGCCTGACCTATTGACGCAAGCCCGCGCGTTCTGGAAAAAGCATAGGGCTGAACCTAGCAAAGAGGTAGGGTTTCTGCGGTCTATGAATGTCGAGGACAAGGTAAGCGGAACAGGATTGATCCAGACCCTATCGCGTGAGGGCATACCGGTAAAAGGTATCAAGCGCAACATCGACAAGGTAACACGCGGGTTGGACGCAGCCCCGATGGTGGAGACGGGCAATGTGTTCCTGCCAATTGACGCACCGTGGTTAAGTGATTTCTTAGGGGAGGCCAGCGCGTTTCCCAATGGCAAGCACGATGACCAGCTAGATCCAATGTTCGATGCGGTTACTGACGTCAAGGCTGGGTCTAGCTGGGTCGGCGCTATCTAGTGGCGCAAGCTGGGCTGGGGCGGTTTAAAACTCAATCGTCAGCTTGTCGCCGGGGTAGAATTTGTGGGTGGCTTTGGATGGGTCGAACTTAAGACATTCGAATGTAGCAGCGCCATGGCTAGCAAGGCAAATCAAAGACGCGTTCCCTATTTTATCATTTAAGCACAAACACCCATCTCCATCAATATAAGCCACGCACTCACGGTCGTTGGTTTTCTTGTCGTATGTAAACTTCACTTCAGTTTCTCCTTTGCTTGTTTGTAGGCGGTGAAGGCGTCTTGAGGGATCTGACAAGTTGCACCATAGTGGTATTCCGCATGTTCCATAAACCACTCCATTGCCTCCGCCAACTCATCAGCCGCCTTTACCAGTTCGGCGTTGATGTCGGAGCGGATGTATTCGACAATATGCGGACATTGAGTATTTCCGCATTCATCGTCCCACCAGCCGCCGCCACAGTAATTGCATTCGCTTGGGTTTGCGTCTTGCGCCCAAATCCGTTCCGGTGCGTCAGTCATTGGTGGTGTCCTCGTTGAATGTAAATAGGTGCTGAGATAGCCACATAGGCGGAAGCGTCAATGGGTTGCAGTTCGCAACGTCTTTGCGCGCGCATGTCAGGAATGCTGGCCAAGTCGCAGCGTAGTATGCCACGCCAAAACTATTCATTGCCGGGACTGCCGCTTGCATTACTAGTCCGCCAAACAGGCCAGCGCCGATATAGGCGGATGCGGCGATTGTCAGGATTGTCTTATACATCATCTCTCTCCTTCATTACCTAACACACCCATACCCGCCTTTTTGCCACCTGTCAACATCTCAATTACACTAGCCCCCATGACCGTATTCAATGACACACTCACAGCACTAGCAGGCGGCTTGACTGACACTAGGTCCAAGTTCAAGCAGTCCACCTACACGCGCGTGACGTACACCGATGACCAGTTGTTCAATGCGTATGAGGGTAGCGCCCTTGTGCAGCGTGTTGTTGATATGCCAGCCAATGATGCCACTAGGATGTGGCGCGAGTGGCAGGCTGAGGATGACCAGATCAGCGCCCTTGAGGATGTTGAAAAGCGGTTCAAAATCCAAGAGCATTTGCGCGATGCCTATCAGGACGCGCGATTGTTTGGTGATGGGTATATCTATTTCGACGATGGGACTGACCCAGAAGAACCCATTGACCCGCAATCGGCCCGTGATCTTAGGTTCGTGGTCAAGGTTGATCGGTGGCAGATCAGTGAAGGCACATATGATTATGACCCTCTGAGCGAGTTTTACAACCGTCCTGCGTATTACGATCTGATGGGTGGCGATACTAGCCTGTTGCGTATCCACCCTAGCCGTATTGTGCATGTCGTGGGCCGCAAGCGCAAGGCGTATGGGGCTGCTACCAGATTGGGGCAGTCTGTTATCACGTCAATGATGGATGACCTCAAGGGCTATGACGCGGTTATGGCTAACGTCGCTGATATGACGTTTGAGGCTAAGATCGACGTTTTTGCCGTTGCCAACCTGATGAACAACGTGCGCGACCCTGAGCAGTTGCAAGCGATCATGGATAAGTACGCTGTAACGGCGCTCATGAAATCCAATAACGGCATGATCGTGCGCGATATGGAGGATGAGGACTACCAGCAGAAGACGCTGAATTTCGCCACGCTGCCGGACATCATTGACCGCTTCCAGATGGCTGCGGCTGGTGCTGCACAGATCCCGCGATCCCGACTGTTTGGCGTTCAGACTGGCGGCCTTGGCAACGCTGGGGAAAGCGATCAGAGTGACTATTACGACGCGGTGAAGTCCATTCAAGAGAATGAGTTACAGCCCGCAATGCGCGTGCTGGACCAGATGATTATTAAGACGGCCCTTGGCGGGTTGCCGGATGAGGTGCATTATAACTGGCGGTCGCTGCATCAGGTTGATCCCAAGGTGCAGCAAGAGATTGGTTCCGCCATTGCCAAGCGTTGGGTTGATCTGGTTGGCGCTGCTATCGTGCCAGAAGAGTTGGCGTTTGACCAAGTGGTGAACGAGTTGACCGAGGCTGGTGTTTCGCCGGGGCTGGAGCAGGCTGCTAACGATTGGCGATCACGGGTTGCGGAGATGAATGAGGGCGACCCAGATGATGAGCCGCCCCTTGATGAGTGATTAGCTGTCAAAGCCAAAGACAATGCGCACTTCTGGACCGTATTTACTTACCATGTCCTTCACCTCTCCAATGAAGTAGTCGAATTCGTCGGTTGATCTTTGCCACTCAACTCGGACATGTGTGGTGCCTTCGGTAATGTCATCGGGGCATTCGGCCAAAACAACACTGAGTCCACCTATACCGCCACACCATCCGTTAGGGTATCCGCCATCCCATTCCTTGTATTGTTCAATGGTGATAATGCCCCGATGATTGCCTTGCTGCCAATTGTGGGAAAGCACCTCGCTAGCGGAAACCCACCCATGAGAATAGTCACCCATCCACTCTCCGTTGTGATATTCACCGTAGCCATTATCGTCCAGCGAAAAGTCGTCGGGAAATCCACGGCCCTCCTGAATTGGGGTTACCGCATCGCCAGTATCGCATCCAGCGAACCCAGACCCATTACGTACCCCTGCCAAGTGAGCAAAAAGATTGTAATGCCGACCACCATCAAACTTGCTTTCAATGTCAACCCATGCCCCGCCAACTTTTGCTTGCGCCACGGCGTGAATATCAGTTCCCATGATAAGGTCTCCTCTGTTTAACCTAATTCACACATACGCCGACCGAAACGCCTAGTCAACCCCTCATTTTACAGATGTCCCGTCGATAGGATAAACTAACGCCATGACACAAGTTCAATTCACAGACACGGTAGCATTGCGCGAAGTACAGACCCACAAGGACGGTTATAAGATCGTTCGGGGACGTATCGCGCGTACTGGCCTGCAAGGGTATCTCCGGCGCGAACTGGGGGATGCAGCGCCGATGGGTGATCCTAACGATGTGCTGCAAATCTATCGCCCCGATGATGAGGTGTTTGCCGATGAGGCGTTGAACGGTTGGGCGCATGTGCCTGTTACTGTTGACCACCCGCCGGAGTTGGTGACGCCTGACAACGTGTCGAAATATGCCGTTGGTGAAACCACCGCAAGGGCGCGTGTCAATGAGGATGGATGGCTTGATCTTGAATGGATCGTGAAGGCCGCCAGAGGGATTTCCGCTATGGATAGCACCCACCTTGAAACGTCCGGCGGGTATCAGGCATTGATTGATTTTACGCCGGGGGTAACGCCTGACGGGCGAAAGTATGATGGGGTTCAGCGGGGGATTAACCCGAACCATCTGGCGCTTGTCCCTAATGGGCGGGCATTTAGTGACGCTGCTCCGGTAGCAAAATGGGGCGCAACGCCCGTAATCCTAGACAAGAAAGAGGTCCAAATGGATATCAAAACTGTCGTAGTCGGGGATAAAGCGGTTCAAGTTGCCGCCTCTGACGCACATACGATTGAGCAAGTGATGAAG